GCTTGCCCAATCTGTCTTATTAGATTCCTGTAGCTTCAGCATACAATGAATTAATAGACTATTCTAATTTGGCAATATCTTAGTCCAGCCATTATTTCCTCTGCTCAGCTTCTCCTGGCATGTCAGGTGGGTATACTATAGGCACATCTTGATTTGCTGCTGATAAATTAGGTGGGTATACTACTGGTAGGAATTCCTAATTTCCATGTGAATTGTTGTATTCAATCATTCTTGCCATGGCTCTCTGATATGTATTGTCATCTTCTACTGTCATCCTCCCCAGTTTATTCTTCCACTGATCTACCAATCCCTATGGTGAATGGTTGCATCCAGCTTTTGCTTACCATGTCTCACATTTTTATTTATGTATTGTGATCTCCACTTATAATTTTTGTATTGCTTCCTAATATAAAGTGTCCACTACTCTAACTTCTTTATAATACTGTGGGTTTAATCCTAATTTAATCAGTTATGGGACCTCTTCCTTCAATTCGTCTTCAGATTTGTAGACATAGTGTATGTATTTCCCCCTCTACACTACTTCTGTGCTATCGTGCATTGGTTATCTCTCTGTTTTCATAATTGATATTGTCAGACTAGGTTCTATACTACCATGACATGTTAGCTAGTTTTCTACACTAATTTGGCTCTTCTTCTCCCCCTACAGTACCTATGGTCTCAGATCAGGATATCTAAACCCTCCTCTTCTATCTTCAATCATCTTTCCAAATTTGGTCTCATCCAGCACAACATCTCTAATCTTCTCTGGCCCACTAAACCAGCTGGCATCAAGGTATAACCACCCATATGGATCCATGTAAAGAGAATATAATCCATTGGGGTCATATTCATAACAGTCAGCATCAAGAGCTAAATCTGCTTCATATTCCCTCTTTGTTAGTTATGCTACTAAACTATGACTGTTGCCTTATTCGACTTTCTGGAAAGTTATCTGTTTATTGCTCTTCTACACATGCACACCCTTCTATGTAGCTACTACAACAAACACAAATTTAGGTTTACTTGACCCTAACATCCTAGTGCTTGTTTCAGTAATATATATAACTTACACTCCTATTGCTTGGAATGAGCATGCAAATGTGTGTGGTGTCTGATTGGCATATTTATGGTATGCTACTAAACTTGTGATGAATCTCTGTGCTGCTATTTGGGCTCTGTAGATAGCATAAGAGTCACCCATTGTTGTTCCAAATAGTTCAATACTAATGATGCTGTAAGCCACATTTAGTCTAGACTAGTTAATGGGTACTGCTATTTCCTATGTTGTTTCTAGCACAGCTTGCTTCAACTTAGTCAGGTCATCTAATACATCTTTACATATGACAGCTCCATGATCTAATTTCTCTTCTTTAAGTAATCTCTGCTTGATAGACTGCACTTACATCCTGAAAGCCTGGTAATTCTTAAACAATTACGTCAGATTGGCTTATGGTAGGTCTATTAATGCTCCATTCGCTCTAGGTGCTAACTCTTCCCCTACCTCTTATACTACAAATTCATACAGTCTTTCTCCTACTCTAGATTTATAGTCTCCTGATTTATCATACACATTAAGCCCTCTTACCGCCTTGTAATAATCGTTGGCTGTGTATCTATCTCCCTCTGTTACAGTTTGGTCGATTTATCCGTTAATCGTAGGTCCTGTTGCTTGCTTGATAACATATTGTTATTTTGCTTGCATAGTCAAAACTCGG